GCCGACAAGCCTCCGATGCTCGACATCTCGACCATCAACATCAGTCACTACCTCACCAGCGCCGACCTCGAGTGGGGTCGCCACATTGTCGGCTTGCCGACGCCGGTGGTGTCAGGGGTCGACTCCAGCACGAGACTGAGCATCGGCGGGACCGCGGCGTGGATCTTGCCCGTCGTGGAGGCAAAAGCGTACTATTTGGAGTTCCAGGGACTCGGTTTGAAGTCTCTGGAAGTCGCCATGACCGAAAAAGTCGGTTTGATGGCCACGATGTCTGCCAGGCTCGTCGACAGCTCCACCCGAGGTTCGGAGGCCGCCGAGACGGTCAAACTGCGCTACCTGAGTGAGTCGGCGTCACTGATCCACATCATCAACTCCGTCGAGAACGGCATGAGGTTGGTGTACAACATGCTGTCCCGGCTGCGCAAGGCGGGCGGCCCGGTCAAGATCACGTTCTCCAGAGAGATCCTGGGCATCAACATCACGTTCAAAGATCTGGAAGTTCTGTTCACAGCGTACCTTGCCGGCGAGTGCAGTAAGGAGACGCTCCTGTACAACATGCGTCGTCTGGACGCGGTTGACCCGTCGAGGTCGGACGAAGACGAACTCGACGCAATAAAGGATCCGCCTCCGAGAGTGGATCCGAACGCTGCACCATCACCCCAACCAACGAGGTAAATCATGGGACTGAAGTACAAGATCGCAAAGCTGGAGGACGTGCCCGAAAACGTCCGTTCGATGTACAAGGCCGAGGGCACAGAATTCGTGCTCGACGTCGATGGTGTGGTGGCGCGAGAGCGCCTCGACGAGTTCCGCACCAACAACATTGCTCTGCAACAGCAGATCGACAAGTTCAAGAATGTCGATCCGCAGAAGTATCAGGAGCTGATGACTCTGCAGCGCGAGCTGCAGGAGGGCGAGCTCATCAAGAAGGGCGACGTCGAAGGCGTTGTTAACCTGCGCGTCACTGCCATGAAGACCGATCTGGAAGGCAAGGTCACCACCCTCACCAACCAGAACAACCAACTGACGTCTCAGCTGAGCAAGGTCATGGTCGACGATCAGGTGAAGTCGCACGCCATCAAGGCCGGCGTCACTGCTACCGCGATGGACGACGTGGTGCTGAGAGCGCGCGGCGTCTACGTCATGGACCCGGCCGTCGGAGCTCCGGTGCCGAAGAACGAGAAGGGCGAGACCATCTTCGGCAAGGACGGAGCCACTCCGATGCCCATGGCCGAGTGGCTCACTGGTCTGAAGACCACCGCGCCTCACCTGTTCGCGCAGTCGAGCGGTGGCGGAGCGGGCGGCGGCGGTCGTCCGGGCGCCGTCGACACGAGCAAGATGTCCGCGGTGGACAAGATTGCTGCCGGTATTGCCTCCGGCGGGCTCAGGGATCTGCCAGGAGCAGCCGCCTAAAAGTCCACGATCAAAGGGGTGTACAAACCTCATCGGGCGCGTTATAATGTACGCATGATCATAACCTTAGGGCCTAAGGTTATGACAAGATCGGTGTATTCCAGAACGCTTGGTAAGCGGTCCGGAATGCGTAGGCCCCTCCGGTGGAGGGTAGATGGCGCAGATCGTCAAACCCCCACTCGGAGCCCAACATGGCCTCACTCACCCTCGTCGAAGCGGCGAAGATTCAACAGAACCCCCTGATCTCGGGGATCATCGAATCGGTCGTCACCGTCAATCACATGTACCAGGTCTTGCCGTTCGATCAGATCGTCGGCAACGCCCTCCTGTACACCCGCGAAAACGCCATCGGCGGCGTCGCCCCGATCGGCATCGGCGGCGGGTCGAACACCATCCCGGCCGCGGCCAAGACGCCGGCGACCTTCACCCCGGTCACCACGCCGCTCAAGGCCCTGATCGGTGACGCTCTGGTCGATCACTTCATCGACACGACCATGGGCAACAACAACAACCAGACGGCGGTTCAGGTCGCGTCGAAGGCCAAGGGCCTCGGTCGCGAGTATCAGCGCCAGTTCATCCTGGGCGATTCGTCGGTCGACCCGCTCGAGTTCGATGGCCTGGCCAAGCTGATGCCGGCTGCGCAGAAAATCGATGAGAACGGCGCCGCGATGACCTTGGAAATGCTGGACGAGGGCATCTCCGGCGTGAAGGCGAAGGACGGCGCGGTGGACTTCATCACCCTGCCGGACGCGGCCATCCGCAAGTACTTCTCGCTCTTGCGCGCCGCGGGCGGTGCGTCCATCGCCGAATTCCGCCAGATGCCGGACGGCCAGCAAATCCCGCTGTATCGGGGCATCCCGATGTTCCGCAACGACTACATCCCGCTGCTGAACCCGAGCGGCACGGTGCTCGAGACGGACATCTACCTCGGCTGCTTCGACGACGGCTCGCGCAAGACCGGCATCGCCGGCCTGACCAGCACGGTGCAGAATGGCATCTTCGTCAGCTACGTCGGCGAAGCCGAACAGACGAACGACACCATCACGCGTCTGCGGTTCTACGCGTCGATGGCGATCTTCAGCGAACTCGGTGTGTTCAAGCTGGAACAGGTGCAAGTCCGCGCCTGAACCAGGGTGTCGATCGCGATCAACAACGAGCCCCTCTCTCCGCTCTGCAACTCGTACGTGAGTGCGGCGGAGATGGGGACTTACTTGCGCGATCGGGTCAGCGAGGCCGTCTTCGATCAATGGGACGCTCTGGACGTTGAAGTTCAGCGCACCTACATGGTGAATGCGGCCCGCTTCCTCGACAACGCGGTGGAGTGGATCGGTGATCGGTACTCCCGCGATCAACGACTGGCATGGCCTCGGGTGAACGCGATCTTCGACGGCTTCTACCTCGATCCGATCTCGTTCCCCCAGCAGGTCAAGGACGCTGCGTGTGAGATGGCTCGTTGGTCCATGGAGAATGACGGTGTGGTCTCTGTGGCGCAGAACGCGGCCTTCGATTCGATCAAAGTGGGACCCATCGCGATCGATTTCAACGAAAACGTCAGTGGCACGAAGGACAAGTACTTCCCAGATCTGGTGGCGTACTTGCTGACCGGAATGGGGACTGTGTTGCCTCCGGACATCCCCGGAGTCAATCGATTGAAGGTCGTGAGGCTGCAACGTGCTTAGGGCGACGATTCTGTCTGCGGTGCAGACTGCTAAGTCGGCGTTGGACGATTTGGTGATTGTGGGCAAGTTGGTGAGTCGGGGCGCGGCGGTGCACGTGCCAGGGTCTCCGCCGACTTACCCGGAGACGTTGAAAGACATCCGGATGGTCCTGGTGTCGTACAAGTCGAAAGACATCGATGGCGACCGGATCAGAGCCAACGACGTCATCGGATTGGTGTTTCCTGAGACGGCGAATCCGGTGCCGAATCAGAACGACGTGATCAGAGTGTTGCCGGCGGACGCGGGCCAATTCATCGCCGGCGATTATCGAGTGATCGTGAATGAGAAGACTTTTGCGGGGAATGCTCTAGCAGTATCAATCTGCCAACTTCGATTGCTATGATCTACGTCACTACGATTTCGTCTGACTGGCCTACCAAGAAGCAGTTAGACGAAATCGCAGAGGAAGGTGTTAAAGAGATTGCTGGGCAGATCTTTCGTGCCGCAGTGAGGCTCTCTCCGGTCTACAGTGGTGCGTTCCGAGCCAGTTGGCGGATAGCCTTCAACGAACCCAGAGAGGACGTCACTAACGGACGTGGTCCAGAGAATCCAATCCGTGGCGCGGCGTTCAGGTGGCCGGCTGGGTTCAAATTGGGTGACACGGTGATCATCTCTAACAATCAGCCTTATGCGGAATTGATCGAGTACGCGGGTTGGTCGAATCAGACTCCGTACGGTGTGTTGAGGTTGGCCATTGCAAGTGTTCAGTACCTGTGAAGTACGACGTAGTCCAACAGAGTCTCGAAGATTTTGTCACCGCCAATTGGACGGAGACCGAGGTTCAGTACGACAACGTCGCATTCAACGCGGAACTGTACAGAGAATACTTGCAATGCACAATCAGATTTGGCCCCGCTGCTCAGCGCACGTTGGTGCGAGAGGGCTGCTATCGCCAAATAGGATTACTGATATTGACGGCGAAGGTCAAACCAGGAACTGGCACATCCAGAAAACTGAGCTTGGCCGCAACCGCAGCTGCAATGATCACGAACGTAGTGGTGCACCCGACCGGTCCGTTGGTTGCGCCTAACGTCGTGTTGAAGGTTCCTGACCTGTTCACTGACGAGAAGGAACGTGACGGTTGGGTGATGGCACAAGTCAGTTGCCCGTTCTACTACGACTTTACGGAGATTTGAATCATGGCATCATCCGACACCACAGTCCTCCGCTACGTCCAAGAAGTGACGAAGGGTGTGACCCCCGACAATTCGGTCAAGGCGACCGGTACCCTGACCGGTTCGGCCAACTTCGCCAACAGTGAGACGGTCACCATCAACGGCAAGGTCTACACGTTCGAATCGGCGTTGACCAACGTCGATGGTCACGTCAAGGTCGCGGCGTCGCTCGATCTGTCGTTGGTCAACTTGCGCAATGCCATCATGCTGGACGGCGCCGGCGTACCGGGTACGGACTTCGCCACCGCCACCACCGAGCATCCCACGGTCGAAGTGGCTTCGGTCACGGCCACGACTTTGGTCGCGCGCGCCAAGGCCTCCGGCACCGCCGGCAACTCCTTGACCACCACCGAGGCGGCCTCCAATGCTGCGTGGGGCGCGGCAACTCTCGCCGGCGGCGCGAACGCCACGGGCCTTACTCTGAAGCACATTCGCTACACTGGCGAATCAGTCAACTTCAACATCGAAAACACCAAGTCGGCGGAGATCACCCCGACCCGTGTGGAGAAGGACCTGATCCAGACGTCGGCCGAAGCTTCCGGCGACATCAACGGTGAACTCTCGTACGACACGTACGACGATTTCATCGAAGCCGTGCTGTGTGGCACGTGGGCGACGAACGTGGTGGAGAATGGCACCACTTTGCGGTCGTTCATGATCCAGAAGCACTTCACGGACATGACGATCCCTCAGTACCACTACTACAACGGCATGTCCGTCGAGGGGTGGGACCTCAAGATGGAGATCGGCAAGATCGTCGAATCCACCTTCAGCTTCATGGGTTTCGGCAACACCCCGACGGAGGGTCAGATCGGCGGCGCCACCATCGGCGACCCCACGGCCACGGAGCCGATGAACGCGGTGACGAACGTCCAAGACTTCATCGTGGACTCTGTGCCGTACGGCGGCTGCATCAACTCTCTCGGTGTGAATTTGAAGAACAACATTCGGGCAATCCAGTGCTTGGGATCGTTGGCGGCTCGTGACACCAAGTTGGGCACTCTGGAAG